TCTCCGCCACTGAACAGGCGAAGGTAAACCAGGGGCTGTCTCAGAGTCAAGAGCAGCATAAAGCTAAACTTCAACAGATGAAGGAACAGAAATCAGTACAAAACAAGAATTCCGGGAATGGCAAACCGAAAAAGTAACTAAGGATTTCTTTAATACAATTCAATCTCGAATTGAAGATATTAAAGAACAACTAGTTTATGCCGAAGGCGACAATGTAATCAAGCATCAAGCATACGTGCAAGCATTACGTGACGTATTAGAAACTGACTTTGTAGAGGAGTCCTAATGAGTTTAAATCCAGTTGGTCATTACATTCTTGTACGACCACTTAAAATTGAAGATACTGATGCAGCTTATGCTGCCGCCTCACGAATCAAAGGTTTTGAATTCGCAGGACAAGAAAAGCGAAAAGAACAGATTGCTATTTCTCAAGGCACTGTACTCGCCCTAGGCCATATGGCTTATAAGGAGATGGTTGATCCAACTCCATGGTGTGGAAAAGGTGATGTTGTTGCATATGTTCGCCACGGTGGTATGTACATTAAAGACCCAGATACACTAGAAGATTTGCTCCTACTAAACGATAGTGATGTAGTGGCTCTCCTAAAGAAGGAAACAGAATGACTGAAGAAACTAAGATTGAAGGTACTGAACCTATTGTTGAACAAGCTCCAGAACAAGTTGAAAAGACTTATTCGGAAGTTGAACAAAAAGCAATGGATATGGGCTGGCGCCCACGAGAAGAGTTTGCAGGTGAAGACGAAGACTTTGTAGATGCAAAGGAATTTGTTGGACGAAAACCGCTCTTTGATAAGATTGAAAGTGTTTCACGCGAAGCAAAGGCCACTCGCAAAGCACTAGAAGCTCTTCAAACCCATTACACAAAGGTTAAGGAAACCGAATTCAATCGTGCTCTAAAAGAGCTTAAGGCTACTCGAAGCCAAGCTCTCGTTGACGGGGATGTAGACAAGTTCAATGCTATTGAAGAAGAACTTGAGCAAATTGCCGAAGACAAGGAGAAGTTTTCCAAAGAACAACAGAGAATTCAACCAGAAGAACAACCAATTCATCCTGAGTTTGCTCAATGGGTTGCACGTAATCCCTGGTATGAATCTCAACCCCATATGCATGCTTTTGCAGAGCAAGTTGGGGCAAGGTTTCAAGGAAGTGTCCGTGCAGGTACAATGACCCCTCAACAAGTGTTGAAGGAAATTGAAAAGGCTGTACGAGAGGAATTTCCAAATCGATTCCGCAATGCTAACAAGGACAAGCCAGGTGCTGTAGAGGGAGTCTCCCGTAAGGGTAGTACAACCTCTAGTTCTGTGTCAGAAGCGGGGTTGACTGAGCAAGAGCGTAACATTATGAATACGCTGGTCCGAGGGGGCCATATTACCAAAGAGAAGTATCTAGCTGACCTAAAGCTAGTAAAGGAGCAAAAATGAGTCGAGAACTAACTCCCAAGGCCCCAGCGGCCCGTCCAAAGCGGACAAGCACTACAGTACGCAATCGTCTTTCTATTCAAAACAAAGACCCCAATTTTGTATACCGTGTAGTGAATGATCGAGATGATCGTGTAGAAATCCTAAAGGAAATTGGTTACGAAGTGTGCACGCGAGACGAACTTAAAATCGGCGATAAGCGTGTAGACCTAGGAGCCCCTATTGGTTCTGCTGCAACTCTAGCTCTAGGTGGTGGTGATAAAGGTGTTGTCATGAAAATTCCAAAAGAATGGTATGACGCCGATCAACTCGCCAAACACGATGCTGTCAGTCGTAGTGAACAAACTATGAAAGAAGATGCTCGTAAAGATGGTAATTATGGCAAGATTGAAATCTCTCGCGGATAATTTATTCATCTCCATGAGCATTAACATGGAGAATATATATGGCTAACGTTTCACGGCCTTCGGGCCTACGTCCCGTCAAGCACATCAATGGTAGCGCCTGGAATGGCGCAACAGAAGTATTCGCGCTGCTTGCAGCCGATTCAACTGTCGTTGGTGTGGGTGACATTGTTAACTGGGGTGGTACTGCTGACGCTAACGGCGTTGCTTCTATCACTCGTGCTACTTCCGATGCAGGTTTGCCTGTTGGTGTTGTAGTTGGTTTTATTCCAGACTATTCAAATCTGGCAATTCCTAACCAATATCGTGCAGCTTCAACTGCTCGTTATGCTTTTGTTTGTGTTGATCCTACCGTCGTGTACGAAGTACAGGCTGGTGCCTCTACTGCAATTACTGCTGTCGGTATGAACATGGGCATGAACTATACTGCTGTTAATACCTCTACAGGTCTTTCAGCAATGACTGCATTAGGTGGCGCAGGAGCTACTACCAACACTCTGCCTCTCAAGGTGATTGGTGTAGCACAACGTCCTGATCAAGATATGGCTGATCCTCTCAACTGGAAGTTACTGGTGACTCTAAATACTGCCAACCTGAGCGGTAATACCACCGGCGTCTCCTAATTAGAAAGGAATAAGAAATGTCTATTATCAATAGTTCGTCATTTGCCAAGGCCCTATGGCCCGGTATTAATGCTTGGTATGGCAAGGCCTACAGTGAATACAGCCCTGAATGGAAAGACCTCTTCGATGAATTCAAGTCGCGCAAGCAATTTGAAGAAGACGTTGGTATCTCTTCATTTGGTCTAGCTGTCGTTAAGGGTGAGGGTGCTCCGGTTACTTTCGACTCAGAACGCCAAGCCTTCATCACCCGTTACAGCCATGTGGTGTATGCCCTTGGTTTCATCGTTACCCGTGAAATCTATGAAGATGACCAGTATGATGTTGTTGGTCAGCGTAAGGCCCAAGGCCTCGCGTTCTCAATGCGTCAGACTAAGGAAATCGTCGGTGCTAACGTGTACAACCGCGCATTCACCGCTGGTTATGTTGGTGGCGACGGCACTGTTCTTCTGAACGCCTCACACCCCAACTTCGCTGGTGGTACATGGAGCAACGTGCTGGCAACTGCCTCTGATCTGTCAGAAGCTGCGCTAGAGCAAGCTGCCATTGATATCGCTGGTTTCACCAACGACCGTGGTCTACAAATCAAGGTGCTCCCACAGACCCTGGTTATTCCTCGTCAACTGGTCTTTGAAGCAAAGCGTATTCTGGGTACCGAACTCCGTGTCGGCACCGCGAACAACGATCTCAATGCTCTGAAGACTCTAGGCACCATCCCCAAGATGGTCGTCAATCACTACCTCACCGACACCGATGCATGGTTCATCCGTACTGACGTGAAGGAAGGTATGAAGTATTTCGAGCGTCGTGCAGACGAGTTCGGGATGGATGAGGACTTTGACACCGAGAATGCTAAGTATAAGGCTACTGCTCGTTACAGCTTCGGCTGGACCGATCCACGTGCCCTCTACGGCTCTCCCGGCGCTTAATTAATCGGAGGGGGCTTGTCCCCCTCTCTTAACACAAAGGATTAATTATGGCAGTTATTGTCGTTCCCGGTCAAGTTGCAATTGGTGATCCCACTCCAGGTGGCCCCTCAGCTACTAGCAATAGCAAAAACGTACTGGTAAAGGTTGTTAAACTATCTTCAGCCAACTTCACAACTGGTGGTACAAACACTTTGGTTGCTGTGTTGCCTGCTGATTCAACCATTCTCAAAATGCGTACCCATGTCAAAACCCAGCTTGCTGGTGGTGGTATTACTGCTGCTACTGTTGCAGTTGGTACGGCTTCGGGTGGTGCTCAGCTTGCAGCAGCTATTACAGCGTTTGGTGCTGCTGGTGCCAATGCAGACATTACCCCGGCTGTAGGCATTATGCAAACGTATGCTATTCCCTATACTTCAGATATTCAAGTCTGGGTGGCAGGTGTAGCTACTACTGGTAACCCCACCTCTGGTGAAGTTTATCTAGTTATCGAATACGTGCGTTAAACAGGAGGGGCCTTGTGCCCCTCTTTCTTATAAGGAATTTTAATGGGCGCTTTCCATTCTGCTGATGCTACCTGTCCAGCACACTCTGCTGTTGCGGTAACACCAAGCGACGTTACTGTTATTCCAACTACCCGTTCCCTCTATATTGGGACCACGGGCAACCTTACTGTACGTATGGCAGATGGCATGACAGCTCTATTCTCAACCGTACCAGTGGGTATTTTCCCTATTCAAGTAGATATGATTATGTCTACGGGAACTACTGCTGCTAACATTGTTGCACTGTCTTAACATGTTTAACTTCTTTAAAAAGACTTTAGCTCCAAAAGAACTGAACATCCATGACTATCCCCGAGGGCAATATAATGCCTATTGGGAAATTCATGAAGATGAAGTTCCTGGGGGCTTTCGCTGTGAAGCCCGAATTAATAGTTATGATGGCGTGAAACAACATCAAGTTGAAGTATTTATCTCTCCCACCTTAGAAGGTGCAAATAAACTGGCTACCGATTTTATTCGGGACACCATGTATAAATTTAAGAGGGCATAATGGCTTTAGCTTACTCTACTACTTTACGTAATGCTCGTCAAGATGCTATTACCACTGCGATTGGTACTAGCGGGTTATTTCGTATCTATGATGGTACACGACCAGCATCAGGTGGTACAGCCACCACTCTCCTAGCAGAACTTCCCCTCAGTGCTACAGCCGCTGCGGCATCTTCTTCTGGGGTTTTAACGTTCAATGCTATTACTACGGATGCAAGTGCTAATGCCTCAGGCACAGCTACGTGGTTCCGTATGGTTACTTCTGGAGGTACGTTCGTCATTGATGGTAACGTAGGTACATCAGGAAGTGATCTCAATTTAACATCTACAACAATTGTTTCAACACAACCAGTTTCTATCTCATCTTGTGTTATCACTGAAGGAAACCCATAATGATTTTCTCTGCTGCTGCTAAAGCTGAACTCCTTGCCTATATTGATGCTCTAGAAACATCAGTTGATCCTGTCCCCCTTCAAGAACGTATTAATGAACTTGAAGCTGTTGTGTCTGCACAGTCTCAAGAAATTGCAGACCTTCGTGCTATTCTGGCTCAAATCAACGCTCTCTCAGCACCATGATTTTTACACCTTCAGCTAAGGCACAGCTAAGGGCAATGGTAGAGGTGCTTGATCCTGTTGCTGCTGCTCCTGTCCCCGTGCCTGCGCCCCCAGCTCCAACACCACCTCCCCCTCCACCAGCACCGGCTCCTGTTGGTCCTGTTATGTATTTCTCTCCTGCTGGGAATAATACCAATCCAGGTACAGCAACTTCTACTAAACTCAACCTAGTTGGGCTAGATGTTAATTCACTGGCTGCTGGTACAACGCTGTTGTTTGAACGTGGTGGGGTCTACTCAATGGGCTCTAGTGCTTTCAAGCTTCGTAATCTAAACACCACAGCAGCTTCTCGTCTAACCTTCCAGGACTACGGAACAGGTACTCGTCCAGTTCTTCAGTGGTCTTCTGGTGTCACCATTGGTATTGAGTTTGGCCTCAACTTTAGTGATAACACTCCTCATGCTGGATATGTCTTCCGCAACCTAATTCTTCGTGCTCCTGCTGACCAAGCTAATAGCTGGGCTTTCTGGTGCAAGGGAAGTGTTGCTGATGTATTGATTGAAGATTGTGCATTAGAGAATTGGTATATGGGTTTAGAAGGCCAAGGTGGTCAGAATGCTACACGTATTCAAGTGCTACGTTGTACCTTCCCTAACAATCGTGGTATGTGCATTCATGGTTGCTATTTTGATCTTTTAGCAGAAGGGAACGACTTCTCTGATGCCACAGTTCAAGCTAGTCACTTTGTCCATCGTATCTATCTTCGTAATGGTGATAGAGCAGTGATTCGTAATAACAGTTACGTAACCGATCAGCCATGCCAAGGAGGCACATACACCTTCCACGGCTACATGCCTACTTCCACTGTTGTAGAGGGTAATACAGCCGTATATGGTGCTGGAAGCGACGAGGGCGCATGGCCTATCTCCTTCTTCCCGGATGCTCCTGGAGGCACTGTTGGGGGCTTTGGTGGTGTTGTCGTTCGTGGAAATCTCGTAAGAGGCCCTGGGAATAACGGCATCCACGTAGAGTGTGCTCCTAATGCTCTTATTGAAAATAACACAGTAGAATTACCAGTAGCACGTAACACAGTGGCTATTGTTCACCGTAATGATAATGAGATTCCAATCAATCTATCTGGTACTTGTACGATGCGTAACAATATTGCACGTGGGCCTGTTGGTAGTACTCTCAGTTATAGTTCAGCACCTGGTAGCACGGAGAGCAATAATACTGTAGTGATTATCTAATAGGAATTTAAATGGCCGCCTTAGTCAATATAAGTGATAAAGTAGCTGCGGCTAGTACAACAACTTTAACTACGCCAGGGGTAACACCAGGAGGCTCTAATCGAGCTGTTCTGGTGTTTACCATTGGAGAAAGTTCCAGCTACGCGACAGCAGTTAATTACACCAATAGTGGTGGCGCGGCTATCAATGATTTTACTGGTATTGATGTACGTCTTAATTTCGCATCCTTCCGTTTTGCTTATGGTAAGGCCTTTGGCGAGATTGCGAGTCCTACATCATCTACTACTATTTATACTGGATTTGGGAGCACTTTCAATGGTGCTGTATCAATTCCAGTATTTTTACAAGACGCGGATCAAACTGATCCTTTTGGTACTGATTTAGCTTCTGCTGAAACAGCTCTTAGTAGCGGTACTACGACAATTAGTCAGGCCTTTACTGGCCTTACTTCTGGACAACTAGTTGTAGGTGCTTTGTACATCTATGACTTTGCTGGCACAGCTTGTACCTACTCATTAAATTCTGGGACGACACTTGCCTACACTGGTAGTGATCAAGTTTCTGCTGATGTAGAAAATTCCATTGTTCATATTGTTGCCGTAAAGGGCACAGCAGATGGTAGTGGCAACTGTACCCTTAGTGCAGATGTAACAACCACTGGTGCTGCTGGTAGTATGGCACGAATGTATGGTGTTCCTATTGTAGGGGCTGCTAGTGGAGTCGAAGGTACTTTAACTGTTACCACTACTAATGATACAAGTGCTGCATCAGGCACTACGACTATTCTAGGAAGTTTAGCCCGTACAACTGCAAATGACACTATCTCTGCCTCAGGTAGTTCTGGTATAGCGGTTACAGGAACTCTTTCAAGAACAACTAATAATGATACTAGTTCCGCAAGTGGAACAACTACTATTTTAGGAACTGTTTCGGTAACAACCAATAGAGACAGTTCAGTAATAACAGGAACAACGACAATAGTAGGAAGTCTTAGTAGAACAGCAAATAACGATAGTATGTCTGCTTTTGGATTTCCAGGTACCGTTACTATTACAAATATTTGGCGTATCCTTGCGCTTGCAGTGAGAGGCAGTTTATGACAGAAGTACAAATTTTTACGTGGGCAGTTAATGGGCTCCTTTTGATTGTGGGGTTTTTTATGCGACAAACACTTACAGAAGTTAAAGAACAACTAAAAGAGCAGAAGAAAGAACTTGATTATGTCAAGGATCATTATTTTAAGCGTGCTGATTTCACTGATTTTAAAGAAGAATTGTTTTCTCGTTTAGATCGTGATCACGCACAAATCTTACGTGAGATTGCGAATAAATAATGTCACATGGACGCTGGCCTGGAACTTGGAGAGTAATATGTGATGTTTGTGGCATGGAATATGCTTCTGATGAGGTACGCAAGCGATGGGATGGTCTTATTGTTTGTCCCTCAGATTGGGAAAGTAAACATCCCCAACTATCCATTCGTATTCCAAAGGAACGTATAGGAGTTCCTTTCGCACGGCCTGGGCCTGAAGATGTTTTTGCTACAGGAACAGAATGTACATTATGGGGTCGTAGTGCTTATGCTGATTTAGCCCAAGCTGATTGTGCTACTGCTGATTACTCAGCACTTTCTTATGCCTTTTTACTAGCTCTTTATAATGAAAGTATTCCATAATGGCAACTTCCAATTCAACCCTATGGGAACTCAATCGCAACCAGCTTATTGAAGCTGCTATGCGAAAGCTAGGTGTATTGGCTAAGGGCCAAACACCGGATACTGAAGACTACACTAATGGCACCATTGCTCTTAATGCAGTTGTAGCAGAACTACAAACTATTGGCATGCCTTTGTGGGCACGTACTGAATATACGTTTCCTCTTGTGGCAGCTCAAGCTACTTACACAATTGGTGTGGGACAATCTCTGAATGTTCCATTCCCTTTAAAACTACAACAAGCTGTTTTAGTTAATACAAGTAGCAATGCTACATTGGACATGG